TAGGACCAGATTTATCAGAGATGGAAAGAATACCTTTTAGAACTTCTGCTAATTTAATGGATGAAGGTATACCTCCATTTACAGGAGATAAAGAAGTAGAATTTAGAGGAAACTACGAGACAGATGGTTTTATTTATGTTAGACAAACTCAACCTTTACCTTTTACAATTTTATCGTTATACCCAAGGTTAGTAACAAATGATGGATAACATACTACATATAGTGCCTTATACTGCACAGCATGGACAATTTATTTTATCTCAACAAATGAACCATAAGGTATTAGAAGCAGATAGACATTATATTAATGTTGATGGTGATGCTAGAAACTTAGAACAAGATCATTTAGCATTTACTGGTATTGTTAATGACAATCCTATTTTTGCTGCAGGAATGAAAATAATTTGGGGTCAAGTTGCTGAAGGTTGGGTTATTGCAACAAGTGAGATGTGGAAACATCCACTAGGTGTAGCTAAAGCAATTAAAAAAGATTTTGCAAGAGTTGCAAGAGAAAATAATATTACTAGAGTTCAATCTGCAATTAGAAAAGATTTTAAAGAAGGTTTAAGATTTGCAGAGTGGTTAGGTTTAGAAAAAGAAGGTTTGATGAGAAAGTGGGGATTTGATGGCTCAGACCAATATATGTATGCGAGGTTATTCTAATGGCATTTGCAGCACCAGCATTACCTTTTATTCAAGCAGGAACAGCAATAGTAGCTGGTAGACAAGCAAGTGCAGTTGGAAAATATAATCAAGCAATACAAAATCGTAATGCTGAAGTTTTAGAACAAGAAGGTGAATTAATAGAAAAACAAAAAGAATTTGATATTGCTAGATTTGATCAACAGTTTTCACAACTTCAAGGTCAAACAAAAACAAATGTATTATTTTCTGGTGCAGAACTTTCTGGTTCTGGTTTAAGAATATTAAGACAAAATGCTGAACAAGCTGAAATAGAAAAAGATATTATAGATTATAATGCTAAAATTGGAAAAAGAAGAAAAGATGAAGAAGCAAACTTTGCTCGTATGTCTGGTTCACTTGCTAGACAACAAGCTAAAGCAACAGAACTTGGATATTATGCTCAAGCAGGAACAAGTTTACTTAAAGGATTTGGATAATTATGCCAAAGATACCTACATTTACAGCAAGGGGTAGACCCACAACAGACACAGCATCAGTTAGAACTGGTATACAAGTATCACCAACTGCTACTGTAGGTGCTGCATTACTTCCTGCTGCAGAAGCTATTACCAATTATTCTATTAAAAAAAGAAATATTGAAGAAAAATTAGTAGCTGATAAAGCAATTTTAGAATTACAATCTGAGTCAGATAAAATTATTCAATCACAGAAAGAAAATATTGTTGAAGAAGATGCTATTAATAATTGGAAAAATACATTTACACCTTTAATACAACAAAAAATATCTACTATAAAAAATAGAAGAGTTAAAAATTTAATAGAAACTGGAATTGATTTACAAAATTCAGAAAGTATTTATGAGTTAAAAAAAAATAGTTTTACAGCATTACAGAATGAAAGTTTAGCAAATATAAATAATAAAATTACTTATAATGTTAGTAAATATGCAACAACAGATAACCCAATATTAAAAGTTAAATATAAAGTAAATACTAAAAATGACATAAAATCTTTTGCTGAAGAAGTTAATTTACCAAAAAATTTATTAGATAAAAAATTAAAAGCTGCTGATAGAGATTTTTTATTATCAGATATAAATCAGTTTGCTGGTTTAGTTAATGGTGCTGAACAAATTAATAATTTAGATATTAGTTCAAAAGGAACTGATTTTTTAAATAATGAAGAGTTTGGAGCTGGAGTTTATTCTGCTTATAATAATAAAATATCTGAACTTACAATAAAAGGTAATCCAGATTCTGATTATAATAGAGCATTAGAATTAGTAGATGAATTAAAAAATTTTAAAAGAAAAGCAAATGGTTATAAAATTGATACAGGTAAATTTTCAGTTGATATAGATAATTTAGAACAAAAAATATTAACAGAACAAATACAACATGATAATTTAATGAATAAACAAGTTGATAATAAAGCATTTTTAGATTTTTCAAAAGACTCTAAAATTAGTTTATTAAAAAGTATAACTGATAAAAGAGCTGGTATACCAGCAACTCTTGAAGATCGCCTTATGGCAAATGAAATTGAATCTGAATATGATCAAATGGTTAGAGATTATTTAGATGCAGATCCAGAAGCAAGTTTATCAAACAAAAAATCATTTGTAAGAAATTTAACAAGTACATTAAATAATATTTATCAAGATAGAAAAATTAGCAAAATAAAATCAAGATCATTTACAGAAGATACTTTTGATATTGTTGCCGAAAAAAATAGAGTTATGGAAGATGTTAAACTTTTAGCATTAGGTAAATTAGATATAACTACAAGAAGAAGATATGAAAAAATTGCAAAAGCTAATGGTTATATAACAACTGTTACTTTAAATGGTAAACAACAAAAAATAGGAGATATTGGTGCTTTTTTAAATGAGTATTTACCAACATTAAAAAGACAAATAAAAGCAATTGAAATAGCGGAATAATATGACAACAGAATTATCTCCAGAAGTTTTGGGAATTTTAGAATTAGATGAAAAAGAAACAAAACCAATAATTCCTATACAATCTGGTTTAAATAAAAAACCAGATGAAAAAGATTTTAATTGGTGGAGTGTTTTAGATGATATGGCAAGTTCTGTTCCTCAAGGTGTTATAAATTCAGTTGAAGCTCAAGGTGATTTTATAGATGAAAATATTATTTCTCTTGGAGGACTTGAGTTTGGAGATGGAGATGGATCACTTACATTTAAAGATTTTATTCCAAAATATGTTACACCTACAAAATGGAAAGAAGGTAAGTATTCAGAAAAAAAAAATTTACCACAATTTCATCAACCAGAAACAAAAGCAGGACAAGTTACTGAAGGAATTACAAGATTTTTAACTGGTTTTGCGGGACCTTCTAAATTTTTAAAAGGGTATAATAGTTTAGGAAGATCAAGAAGTTATATTGCTGGAGCTATTGCTGATCTTACTGTGTTTGATCCCAATGAAGGTAGACTGTCAGATATGTTGGTAGAATTTAATTCACCAGTTTTTAATAATGCTGTAACTCAATATTTAGCAACAAATGAATATGATACAGAAATGGAAGGAAGATTAAAAAATGTATTAGAGGGAATGTTTCTTGGTGGACTTGTTGATGTTGCTGTTGCTGGAATAAGAGGAACTCCTAAGACAGCAGAAAAAATATATCATGGAATTAAAGGTTTTAAAAAAATGAAAGCTACTAATGATCTTGGTCAAAGAGCAAAAATTCAAAAAGAAACTTCAGAAGTTATTAGTGATGTTGAAAAAGGTAAAATAACTAAAAGAAGAAAAAAAGCTTCGTTTGAGGGTAATGCTTCTATTAATTTAAAAGAAGCAATTAAAACAATAAAATCTACAAAAGAAACAGCTAAACAAGCATCTGAACTTTGGATTAGTAAAGTTGTTAATACTGGTGCATTTAAAAATGGTACAGAAGTTTTAAATACTATTGATAATGTTACTGATAATGCTTTTGATGATGTTACAAAAGAATATTTAGAAAATGATGTTTTAAAGAATGAAGCTGCAGAAGAGTTGGCAAATCTTTTATCAAGAGATAAAAATGAAGTATTAAAAACTGTATTTAAAGAAAAAGATTCAAAAGAAGGTGTTGTTAAAATGTTAGCAACAAAACAAGTTCTTCAAGATTTAGCAGTTGATTATCAAAAAGTTTCTGGAAAATATCTTGATGAATTTGGAGATGATGTTTCAAAATGGTCAAAAGAAGCAAAAGAAGAAATTAGTTTAAGAGGACAAGTTATTGCAGAAACTTTTTATAAAACAAAAGAAATTATAAGAGGTGCTGCTAGAACTACTCAAGCAGGTAGAATTAAAGTTACAAGGTCTGGTGGTGAAATTTTAGAAATAAGTAAAATTGCAAATCTATTTAAAAACTTTGATTCAAATCCAGCGGTATTAGCAAAAAAAGTAAAGAACATAGCTCCCAATCAAATTATAAATGAATTATCAAAATCTAAATTTTCAAAATACATTGAAGCATTTAATTCTCTTTTTATTAATGGATTGTTAGGTGGTACTTATACTCACACAATAAATATGCTTTCAAACTCTTATGAATTACTCTTAAAACCTATAGAGGTAATGGCAGGTGCTACTTTAAGAAAAGATATGAGAACATTTAAATTAGGTTTTGCTCAATATCAAGGAATGATTTTTCAAATTAGTGATACTTTTAAAGCTATTAGAACTGCTTTAAAACAAGGTGATGCAGTTCTTGATCCTTTTCAAAGAACACAAGATAATTTACAAATAGTCGATGGTAAAGCAGTAAGACCTATAAGTGCAACTGCTTTAGAAGTTTCTGGAATTACTGGAAATGCAGTTGATTTTATAGGAAAAGTTGTTGAACTTCCTGTAAGACTTTTAATGACAGGAGATGAAATATTTAAACAATTAAATTACAGAGGAAGATTATTTTCTGGAGCTATTGATAATACTTTAGAACTTGGTTTAGATGTTGGTTCAAAAGAAGGTAAAGCTAATATTAAAAAAATATTTGATAATGGTTTTGATAAAAATGGAAAAGCAAATGTTGTAGATAATGATATAGCAGCAAAAGCTTTGCAAGGAGCAAGAGAAGCAACTTTTACTAATGGTTTAAATGATGGTAGATTTTTTAATATTGGATATGCTTGGCAAAAACTTATTGAACAAGCTCCATATTTAAGATTTTTAACTCCATTTGTTAGAACACCAACAAACCTTTGGAGACAATTTGAAAGTCGTATTCCTGTTTATGGTGCATTTACAAAGCCAATGAGAGAAGCATGGAATAGTGGAGATCCTAGAGCTAGAGCAGATGTATTGGGTAGACAAATTTTTGGTGTATCTGCAATGACATACGCAAGTTATTTAGCTATGTCAGATGTAGAGGATAGAGATGGAAATATTTATAGAAAAATTACAGGAGTAGGACCTAAAGATTATCAAATAAGAAAACAATGGGAAGCTAATGGTTGGCAACCTTATTCTATTGCACAAAAAAATGAAGATGGAAGTATAACTTACAAACAATATAATAGAATGGATCCTCGTTTTTATATTTTTGGAATTATGGCAGATATATATGAAAACAACGATAATATAAATGATGTAGATAAAGAAAATATAGCTTTTGTTGCTGTAACTTCTGCTGCAAAAGGATTACTAAACAAAGCATATATGAGAGGTTTAGCTGATGCGTATGAAGTTGCTTCAAGTGATGAACCTAATCAAATTGAAAAATATATAGGTAGACTTGTAGGTAACTCAATACCTTATCAAGCATTTATTGGTCAAGGTGTACCAGGTATTATAGAAGCTGATAAAGAAAGTTATGAAGCTAGAGGATTTGTAGATGAAATAATAAAAAAATCTTATTTTTTAACTAAAGATGAAAAATTAGAACCAAGAAGAGATATATTAACTGGTGAACCTATTGTTAGAAATCCAACTTCCATATATTATAATCCTGGTGCTGAAGGTGGTATATCATATTTAGGATTAACATTTGGACCACTAATGGTAGGTAGAAAATCTGATATAAAAGAAGATAAAGTTCGTGTTGAAATTGTGAGATTAAAAAGAAGATTATCTCAACCAAATAAAAATATTGGAAATATTGATTTAACTGAAATTAAAAAAAACAATCAATCTGCTCATAATTATTGGATAGAAAGAATTGGTAAAACTGAAGTTAATGGTCAAAATTTATATGATACTTTATTAGAGGTTATTGAATCTACAGATTATGAATTTGCTCAAGAAGGTGATGAAAATAATCGTGGAGGAAAAGAAATTATGATTGATAGTGTTTTTAATGCTTTTAAGAGACAAGCGGAACAAGATATGATAGAAGAATATGATTTATTAGAAGCAATTGAGCAAGAAAAAGAGCAAGAATATAGTTTAAGAGAACCATCTTATGATATACAAGAACAAAAAGGAAAAGAAATATTGCCTAGGCGATAAAATACATATATAGGAATAGTAATATGACAGTATCTTCAACTACAGTAAAAAATTCCTACTCTGGTAATGGGAGTACAACCCAATTTGCATATGGGTTTAAAATATTTGCAGACTCAGACTTAATCGTAATTATTAGAACAGACAGCACAGGTGCTGAAACTGTTAAGACTTTAACTA